GGACGCAGAAAAACTGTGAAACTCACACCTTCACAGGTAGCAATTTCTAAAAGATTAGGTGTGCCACTTGAAGAGTATGCGAAACAATTAGCCGCGAAGGAGGTATAAGCATATGGAAAAAGATAAAATGAAAACCACTCGCGTGAGTCAATCTAGAGCAAAAACTGAAAAGCCGAAGGTTTGGACTCCTCCATCATCACTGGACGCACCACCTGCGCCAGACGGTTACAGACATAGGTGGATAAGAGCTGAAAGCATGGGGTACGACGATACCACTAACATGTCAGGTAAGCTTAGATCAGGATGGGAGTTAGTTAGAGCTGACGAATATCCAAATGATAATTATCCTTCTATCGATAGTGGCAAATACGCAGGTATGATCGGGGTTGGTGGCCTTGTGCTGGCAAGGATATCTGAAGAGCTCGCGCAATCACGTGAAGAGTATTTTAAAAAGATTACTCAAGATCGAAATGATGCAATTGAAAACGATGTCTTGAAGGAACAGCACCCAAGTATGCCAATCAATCAAGAGAGGCAGACTCGTGTAACTTTTGGTGGCTCGAAAAAAGACTAATCTTTTCTCAACCATCGATTTAACTTTAACCCTTTAAGGAGGATAACAATATGGCAAATTTAGATGCCCCTTTTGGTTTATCTCCAATTGGAAAAATCGGCGGCGGAACTGATCCGGCAATGAACTCTTATACAGCGTTTGCAAACTACGCAACTCTCATCTCACAAGGCGACATCGTAAAAGTCGACGAAGCTGAAGGTGATGTACAGATGTTTGCAGCAGGCGACGGTGGCACAGATGCTACTAATGCTATAGGTGTTTTTTGGGGATCTTCGTTTACGGATTCTAATGGTAAACCAACTTTTAAAAACACAAGACCAGCTTCTCAACTAGCAGAAGTTTTCGTGTACGACGATCCATATCAAATGTTCGAAGTACAAGGTGACGGCGCTTCAGCCCAAACCGACGTAACAAAGCATGCAGATATATCTGTGGTTGCTGGTTCATCAATAACTGGTGTAAGTAAATCAGAACTAGATTCAAGTGATATTGGAACTGGAAACAACTTAAGAATCGTAGGCTTCTCTAAAAAAGAAGGTCGCGATGAGGTTGGTTCAGCTAATATCGTTTACAATGTGACGATTACTGAACACAAATACAAATAATAGCAGGAGGTAATACAACATGGCTATATCAAGACAACAACTAGCTAAAGAGCTAGAGCCAGGTCTAAATGCATTATTTGGACTTGAGTACAAAAACTACGAAAACCAACACGCTGAAATTTATGATACAGAAAATTCTGATCGAGCATTCGAAGAAGAAGTAATGTTATCAGGTTTCGACAAAGCTGCCGTTAAGTCAGAAGGCGCAGCAGTGGTTTACGATAGCGCGCAGGAAACTTATACTGCAAGATACCAACATGAGACAATTGCTCTCGCTTTCTCTATCACTGAGGAAGCTGTTGAAGATAACTTGTATGATAAGATTTCAACTCGTTATACGAAAGCACTAGCTAGATCTATGGCTCAAACTAAGCAACTTAAAGCTGCTGCGATTTTAGATGGAGCTTTCACTACTTCTACAGGTGGTGACGGTGTTGCACTTTGTGCAACTAACCACCCAACAATCGCTGGAACGTTTGCAAATGAGTTAGCAACAGCTGCTGACTTATCTGAAACTTCATTAGAGCAGTCTTTAATTGACATTGCTAAAATGACAGACGAGCGTGGACTAAAAATTGCTGCTAAGGGAATGAAACTAATCATTCACCCAGCTCAGCAATTTGCAGCTGAAAGAATCATGAAATCTGCCAACAGAGTTGGTACTGCTGATAATGATTTGAATGCTATGAAATCAATGGGAATGATTCCACAAGGATTTGTGGTAAATAACTTCCTAGCTGATTCAGAGTCTTTCTTCATTAAGACAGACGTTCCTAACGGAATGAAACACATGGTTCGTGCACCAATCAAAACTGCCATGGAAGGTGATTTTGAAACTGGTAACGTTAGATATAAAGCTAGGGAAAGATACAGCTTCGGCTTCTCTGATCCTAGAGGTATCTTCGGATCTCCAGGTGTATAATCAGTAAGGTTATAAACCATTTTAAGGGGCGCTTCGGCGCCCCTTTTTATTTGCATAAAGTATTTAAAAAGCGTATACTCGCTAATCTGCGATAAAAAACTAATGTAGACGCGCGCAGGCGACGGCCTAGAGACTACATTAAACACAACTAGGAGGATTAAATCATGGCTTCAACAACTTTTTCCGGACCGATTAAGGCTGGAACAATTAAAGAAACTACCGGGTCTACTCTCGGTAAAGACGTAAAAAACACAGGACAAGTAGTAATGTCTCAAACACACTTGATTGATTTATCAGGTGGTGCAATTGCTGCAGGAGCAACTAACATGGTTATTCCAGCAAATTCACAAATTATAGACTGTATTATAGATTCTGTTGTTGCTGCATCAGGTGCAACCAATTTAAGTATTGGTGACACTGTAGGTGGAGCTACATCAATACTTAACACTTTTGCACTAGGTACAGCTGTTGGTAGAAAAAGACCAACAACAGAAGCTGGTGGTGCATTAGCTTGGTCTGATACAGGTTCTGCTGATATTAAGTTAACTATAACTGCTTCAGCGGCTACGAATGCCGGATCAACTAGAGTTACAATTCTGTACGCACAGAATAACAACTTAGGTTAATAAATAATTAATGTGGGGCTTCGGCCCCACATATTTTAAGGAGATTATATTATGTCAGGTGGCGGATCATTTACATCAGATCAAAGGACAGCTCACGCAACGGCTGATGGACAATTAGTTACTGGTCCTTGTAGAGTTACATCTATTCAGGCAGAAGGCGTAGCAAATGCAGCTGTTGTATTGTATGACAATACTTCTGCAGCAGGAACAGCTCACACTTTTAAATTTGGCACGGAAGGACTAAGTGTTTTTATTCCTGGAAGTGGTATAAGATTTAAAACAGGTTGTTTTTTAGATTTAACAGCTACTCCAGGCGTTACTGTAACATTTAACTAGGAGGTTAGATGGCAACATCAGGTACTACTAATTTTGAGAGCGGTTTCTTAATTGATGATATTATTGAAGAGGCTTACAATCGCGTAGGCCTCGACAGTGTTAGTGGTTATCAGTTAAAATCAGCAAGACGTTCTTTGAACATAATGTTTCAAGAATGGGCCAATAGAGGTTTGCATTATTGGGAACTAGGTAATCTAGAAATTGATCTTGTTGAAGGACAAGCTGAATATAAATTTTTTAGAGACGCTTCTGATGGCACAAGTGCTACGTCTATTCCTAACGGTGTTTATGGTGTAGATGATGTTTTAGAAGCTGCATATAGAACTAATAGAACGACAACTAGTCAATCAGATTCATCTTTAAGTAAAATAGACAGAAGTACATATCAAAGTTTATCTAATAAACTTAATAAAGCCCAACCTACACAATACTACGTTCAGAGGTTTATAGATAATACTACAATTAGTTTTTACCCAACTCCGGACGCTACAGCGGCTGCAAACCATATTACAATGTATTATATTAAACGTATTCAAGACGTAGGTGGATACAGCAACAATGCTGATGTTCCATATAGATTTGTTCCTTGTATGACTTCAGGACTTGCATACTATTTGTCTCAAAAAGTAAATCCTCAAGTTACTCAACAACTAAAAATGTTGTACGAAGATGAATTAAATCGTGCACTAGTCGAAGACGGCTCTTCAACAAGTACTTTCATAACACCAAAAGCGTATTATCCAGATGTCTAAGTTTGCATCAGGTAAATATGCTAAAGCTATTTCAGACCGAAGCGGTATGGAGTTTCCATATAATGAAATGGTAAAAGAGTGGAATGGTGCTTTTGTACACCGATCAGAATTTGAAGCAAAACATCCACAACTAGAACCAAGAGCTCATTATGGTGACGCTCAAGGTTTACAAAATGCAAGACCTGCTAGAACAGAACCGCCTGTAGCACATCTTTTAGCAGAGGACTCTATGGCAGCAGGTGTCCGCGATTCTATTTTAGTTACAGTAAATCAACCGGCGCACGGATATAGCACTGGAGATCGTGTTAGATTTAGAGGAGCAGATCCGCACTTTCCAGACTATCCACAAGTAGCTAGAGTCGATGCTGATAATATAAATGATGCTAGAGGACACTTGGTTACAAAGGTTGATATTAATAATTATACTTTTAGTCCTAATGATTTAGTAGAACAGTTTTTAACTGACAATTGTATTCCAGGAACTACGACTGTTTATGTAGATATGGATGGAACATTAACAGAGTATTATCAAGCGGTAGCAACTTATGCGACAAGTGTTGGTCTATTAAACTCCGGGGGCGATTGGTATGACATGACTCCAGCTATTGAACTTGCTGCTATTTCCTCTTCAGGAGGAAGTTTTTTTGCAAACTTAGGTAAGAGAGCTGAGGCTGATGCATTAATAGACTTAGTGATATCAAAGAATGGTTCTTATAGAGTCTTAACTACAGAGACTGGAAGTGGTGCATTTAATACAGCAAAGACAAATTGGATGAATACAAACTTTACAGGAGCAAGAGCTATGGCAGGTATAGATTTTGCAACTAACTTTGATAAAGGACCATTTGGTGGTGCTAACAAACTATTAATTGATGATAGAACAGACTATGTTAATCAATTTGTAAATGCAGGAGGTAAAGCCTTTAAATATTATGAAAGTGGTGGTATAAGAGACTTTGGAGGGACAGGAAAATCAGTAGGACCTGTTACATTATTACCATGACCACATACGCAGAACTAGTAACACAGATTAGAGATTATTCAGAAACAGATAGTGCTGTTTTAACTACAACTATTATTAATGACATTATAGCAAATGCAGAAGACAGAATATTTAGAAGCGTTGAACTTGATTGTTTTAAAGAATACATCAACGGTAACACAGCCGCTAATAACAGATTTGTAAGTTTACCAGGGCAGACAACAGCTGCCTCTACTCCTACAATAAGTGACATTGCAACAATTAGATATGTTACAATATACACAGATTCAGGGACTAAAGAGAGGTTTGCTTTAGAAAGAGTAGATGCAGATTTTTTAAACGAATATTACCCTACTCCAGAGACAGGGTCATCAGCTAAACCTAGGTACTATGCGACTTGGGACATGGGCACAATAGCTATTGCGCCGACACCAAATGCGGTGTATAAATTTGAGATTGGTATTACTAAGAAACCTACAGGCTTAAGTTCTAGTAATACGACTACATGGGTCAGCGTTAACGCTGAACGTGCTTTATTATATGCCTGCATGGTGGAAACATTTAAGTTTTTAAAAGCTCCACAAGACCAACAAGTATATGAAGCTTCTTTTGCAGAGGCACTTCAAGAACTTGCTCAAGAACAATTAGGTAAAAAACGAAGAGACGAATATAG